CCATCGGCACGACCCAATACGACCTACCCAATAACTCAACCACAGTATCGGCCCAGACAACTGACGGCATCTATCAGGCGTTCATCGACTTTAGCAACCTGACGGCCACCGAGTCTTATCAACTTAGGATTTATGAAAAGGTGGTTGCGTCTGGTTCGCCGGGAAGTACGCAGCGGGTCATTGACGACACCACGATCAGCGGCGCACAAACAGCAGAGCCTATCTACGTCACAGCGGCATTGCTGCTAATGCATGGCTGGACATTTACGTTGACCAAGTTGCAAGGGACAGACAGAGCAATCAGTTGGTCGATTAGACAGGTGGCTTGACCATGTGGTTTAGCCCTTTACTTCAAGGGGGTGCTTTATCTGCTGGTGGAGTTGCTCTCGTACTTGATGCAGGAAGCGGTTCTTATAGTGTAACTGGTGCTTCTGCTACTTTATTAGCCGATAGAAATCTAAACCTTGAAAGTGGCAGTTACACAATAACAGGTTTTGCAAGTACTCTAACTAGTACCCTAAATCTACAAGCATCTCCAGGTTCTTATTTACTAACTGGAAGTGATAGTTATTTAATTGTAAATAGAAATCTAAATCTTGAAAGCGGCTCTTATCTTTTATCTGGTTTTGCTGCGACTGTAGGAAGGCAGATAACATTAAACGCTGGTTTTGGTGAATACAACATTTCATTACCAGTACAGTCACAAACTTACGTATTAAAGTGGTATACAGGTACAGCTTGGCAAATCTTGTATAAAGACCCAATCGTATATCCTTAATAGTTAATATATTTCAATAACCTATTGACATACTACTATAATATGTAGTATAATAAGTATAACAATAAAGGAGTTTCCCCATAATGGACAAGGAACTACAGAAGTATTACGAAGAAACATTTTCTATGATTGCTACTGAAGGTTGGAAATACTTTGTAGAGGATATGGAAAATCTACGAGAAACTGTTGATAGTGTGTCTAATACTTTAAATTCTGAAGATTTATTCTTCAAAAAGGGACAACTAGACATACTTACTTTGATTCTTACTCGCAAGAAAATTTGTGAGGAATCCTACAACCAGTTAACCGGAGAAGATGAATGAGGGGTTTTTATGACTTTATGTGTGAAGACTTCCATATGTTTGAATCCTTTGTTAACTCAGAAGATAGGGTAGTTCCTTGCAAGATTTGTGGTGAAGATGCAAAAAGAATAATTTCTTGTCCAACTATCAAACTTGAAGGGATTACTGGAAGTTTTCCTGGGGCAGCAGATAGGTGGGAAAGAGTTAGGGCTGAGAAACTCAGTCAAGAGAGAAAGAAAAACGCAGAAGCGGGTAGCGATTAAACGTCCGTAGCGTTTCTTTCATTTTGTAATAAACCCATAAAGGGTGAAACTCCTAAAACCCGTAAGGGCAGGAGAAAGGTGTAGCATGGCTTTTATTGAAAATGATGATGAATTGGATCAACAGACAGAAGAAGTTGATGAACTAGATTCTGAAGATGATGAATTTGAAGAATCAGAACAATCCGTAGTCTCTAAGGTTCCCGACAAGTATCGGGGCAAAAATCTAGAAGACATTGTGAAGATGCACCAAGAGGCTGAACAGCTAATTGGTAGGCAAGCACAAGAGGTTGGTGAAGTTCGTAAACTTGCTGATGAATTGTTGAAACAACAACTCTCGCAGAAACAAGTAAAACCTGCACAAGAAGAAACAGATATTGATTTCTTTGAGAACCCTCAAAAAGCCATTCAAAATGCTTTAGAGAACCATCCAGACATTAAAGCGGCAAAGCAAGCCTCACAACAAATGAGGCAGATGAACCTTCAGAGTCAGCTTACTAACAAGCACCCTGACTTTGGGAACATTGTTCAAGATGGGGATTTTATTGCTTGGGTAAATGCATCACCAGTACGTATGCGTATGTATGAAGATGCAGATACTAATTACAATTTTGAAACGGCAGATGAGCTTCTATCGACCTATAAGCAGATTAAAGGTGTCAGGTCAAAGGAAGTATCAGATGCTGGAAAACAATCGCGTACAAAGGCTCTAAAGGCTGCTGGCGTGGATGTTGGTGGATCAGGTGAAACCTCAATGAAAACATATCGCCGTGCTGATCTTATCCGCTTACGTATGACCGATCCAGATCGCTATGAGCAACTAGGTGATGAAATCATTAAGGCTTATAACGAAGGCCGCGTCAAGTAATTACTAATTTTTAGGAGTATATAATATGGGTCTAGGTACATCACATCAGACAGTCACGACTGCTGTTAAATTCATTCCACAAATTTGGAGTGATGAAGTTGTTGCAACATACAAGCGTAATCTTGTCCTTGCAAATCTCATTAAGAAAATCAACATGGTTGGTAAGAAGGGTGATACCCTTAACATTCCACGCCCAGGTCGAGGTTCTGCAACTGCTAAGGCAGCATCAACTCAGGTTACTCTAGTAACTGACACTGCAACTGAAGTTGAAGTGTCTCTCAACCTTCACTTTGAATATTCAATTCTTATTGAAGACATTGTTGAGACTCAAGCACTAACCTCTATGCGTCAGTTCTACACTGATGATGCTGGTTATGCACTTGCCCGTCAGGTTGATACTTCATTGATTCAACTAGGCCGTGTGGCTCAAGGTGGTGCTAACACTGCTGCCTATACTGGTGCTTTTATTGGCTCTAACGGTACAACGGCTTATGTTGCTGCTTCAAACAACGAAGCTGCTCTAACTGATGCTGCCATTCGCCGTTCAATTCAGCGTCTAGATGACAATGATGTCCCTATGGATGGCCGTTTCCTACTCGTTCCACCTTCAACCCGTAATACCTTAATGGGTATTGCACGTTTCACTGAACAGGCTTTCGTTGGTGAAGGTGGTAATACTAACACCATTCGTAATGGTGAAATTGGTAATGTGTATGGTGTTCCAGTATTTGTTACTAACAACGCTGATACCACCTCTGGTTCAGGCGCGGCCCGTATTTGTCTACTAGGCCACCGTGACGCTGCTGTGCTTGCCACTCAAAAGGAAGTACGTACCCAGACTCAGTACAAGCAAGAGTATCTAGGTAGTCTATTCACTGCTGACACTCTTTATGGTGTTGCAGAACTACGTGACTACGCTGCTGTTGCTATCGCAGTTACAGCCTAAGTAACTTAGGTAGGGTTCTCACTTAGTAGCCTTTGGGTGAAAGGTGAGAACCTTTATTTTTAGGAGATAGGTATGGCTAAGTTTAAATGCATTGCAAATGGTGGAGTGCATGAGTTCACCATCGAGCATGATATTGATGGTATGCGGCTTCATCCAGAGTATGAAGAAGTGTTTGAAGAAGAAACTGTTGTCGTAGAAGAAAAGCCAAAGCGGAAGAAGTCTGAGCCAATTGGTGAATAATCTTGGAAACTCAGCAACTAATAAATAGTGCGTTAGTATTTATCTCTGGCGTTACTGGTTGGTTTGCCAGAGAGTTATGGAACGCAGTTAAAGAGTTAAAACAAGACCTTGCCAAACTGCGTGAGGAAATGCCAAAAGACTATGTTATGAAAGAGGACTATCGTAGGGATATTTACGAAATCAAAGAATATCTGTCTAAGATATTTGATCGTCTAGATAACAAAGCAGATAAATAAGGGACACACTCATGGCACTACCAACATATCTGGAACTTGTTAATGACGTAATGGTTCGTATGCGTGAACCAGAAGTGTCCACTGTAAATCAAAACGTACTTTCTAAAATTGTTGGTAAGTTCATTAATGATGCAAAGCGTCAGGTTGAAGATGCCTACACTTGGAACACCCTTTCAACAACCCTAACCCTTACAACAACACCCACAACATATAACTATGTCCTACCCAACACTGGGTCTAGGTTTAAGGTTAGTGAGGTGTTTGACAACACTAGCAAGACAACACTACGTGCAATATCCTCTATTGAGATGACGCATTTCTTGTTTATGACTACAGCACCTCAATCTGGTGTTCCTAACTACTATAACTTTAATGGTGCAGATGGTAACGGAGATACTAAAGTAGATATCTTCCCTATCCCTGATGCTGCATATTCCATTTTCTTTAACATCTATCAACCACAACTAGACCTCTCAGGTGATGGGGCAATCCTGCTTGTCCCTAAAGAGCCTGTGGTGCATCTAGCCTTTGCCAAGGCCCTTGTTGAGCGTGGTGAAGACGGTGGTGAGCAGAGTTCAGAGGCCTATTCCCTCTATCGTCAAGTGCTTGCAGATGCCATTGCAATTGAGGCTGGTCGCCATACTGAAGAAGATAGTTGGGTGGCAATTTAATGGCTCAAGTCTTACAAACCTTTAGTATTTCTGCTCCAGGATTTTATGGACTCAACACTCAAGACTCCTCTCTTGACCTAGCTTCTGGTTTTGCCCTATCTGCGAATAATTGCGTAATTGATAAGTTTGGACGTATTGGCTCTCGTAAGGGATGGTCGCCATTAAACACAGCAATTAACGCTGCACTTGGTACAGCAGATATTAAGTCCATTGGAGAGGTTGTAACAAACGGTGGTGTTTCTTATACCATTTGTGCTGGTAATAACAAATTGTTTATTTATGCTGCTGGAGCACTAACAGAACTAACCTATGGTGGTGGAGGAACTGCTCCAACAATTACAAATAGTAATTGGCAAATGGCATCATTAAACTCACACCTCTATTTATTCCAAAGTGGTCACACGCCCTTGGTGTTTGATCCAGCAGTTAGCACTACAACTTATAGACGTATTAGTGAAAAGGCAGGTCATTCTGGGACAGCTCAAAATGGTAATGTGGTTATTTCTGCTTATGGTAGGTTATGGGTTACAGATACTACTACAGACAAGAATACTATTTATTTTAGTGATAGTCTTGCTGGTCATTTGTGGACGGGTGGTTCATCAGGTAGTTTGAATGTAAACACTGTATGGCCCAATGGTGGAGATAACATTGTAGGGTTAGGAGCACACAATGGATTTCTATTTATCTTTGGTAGGAATAACATTCTTGTTTATAGCGGTGCAACTGTACCTTCAACTATAACATTAAGTGACACCACAACAGGTATTGGTTGTATTGCTAGGGATAGTATTCAAAATACTGGTTCTGACATCATCTTCCTATCTGATACTGGTGTACGTAGTGTACTTAGAACCATTCAAGAGAAGTCTGCACCCTACAGGGACTTGAGTAAGAATGTAAGAGATGATTTGATGAGTGGAGTTATTGGTGAACTCACTGATCCAATTAAATCCGTCTATAGTCCCTTTGAATCCTTCTACCTTCTAACACTACCCCTATCAAAGATTGTCTATTGTTTTGATTTAAAAACACCACTTCAAGATGGTAGTAGTAGGGTTACAACTTGGGATAATATTCAACCTAAGAGTTTATTTTATAGGTCAGATAAAACCCTTCTGATTGGTAAAGAGGGTTATCTTGGAAGTTACACCGGACACTCAGATAACGGTAGTTCTTATCGGATGACCTACTATACAAACCATACGGACTTTGGACAACCATCAGTTACCTCAATCTTAAAGAAGATTAAGGTTGTTGTTGTTGGTGGTACAGCACAAGACCTCATTGTGAAGTGGGACTATGACTTTAAAGAGAATTATTATTCACAAGCAGTTGGCATACCAGTGCAAGGTGTTTCAGAATATAACATTGCAGAGTATGGCATTGCAGAATATAGTGACGGGATTGCACTAAATACACTAACCGTCTATCCAACTGGTGCTGGTAAAGTGGTTCAAACTGGGTATGAAGCAGACATCAATGGAAATGCTTTAAGCATCCAAAAGTTAGAAATTCACGCTAAAAACGGGAAAACAGTATGAAGATAATGGAGGAATATTTTGTCTAATTATACAAAAGCAACTAATTTTGCTAGTAAGGACGCTTTACTTACAGGGAATCCTTCAAAGATTGTTAAGGGTACAGAAATTGACAATGAGTTCAATGCAATTTCTACGGCTGTAAGTACCAAGTTTGATACCACAGCACTAGCAGCACCTGGGCCTATTGGTGCAACCACGCCAGCGGCTATAAGTGGAACAACTATTAACGGAACCACCGGAACATTCACCGGAAACGTGCAAATGGCCTCCGCAAACAGCGGTCAGTTGGCGGGGCTGCGGAATAAGATTATCAATGGGAATATGGGGATATTCCAGCGTGGGACGACTGCGGTTACTACGTCTGGAAATTACGGGCCAGCAGATCGATGGGTAGTAATTACGGTTGGGGATACGTTCTCAACTACGCAAGGGTCTTTTGTTTCTGGGGATACCCTTTATGATACTGGTGGAGCGCAATACTTTACAACCGTTGCCGTTACTTCTGTTGCCGGGGCTGGAAACTTTGCTCAACTTGAGCAACGGATTGAAGATGTCCGTCTACTTGCGGGACAAACAGTAACAGTATCATTTTGGGCAAAAGCAGCGGCGGGTACGCCTTTAATCGGTCTTGCAATAAACCAAAACTTTGGCACTGGTGGCAGCCCTTCCACCTCGCTTCCCGGGGTTGGGCAATCACAAGCATTGACAACTACTTGGACAAAATACAGCAAGACTTTGACTGTGCCATCTATCAATGGAAAAACTATTGGGACAACAGCAAATACAAGTTACTCCCGTTTGACATTTTGGTTAGATGCTGGCTCAACATACAATACAGATTCAGGCACTATCGGCCAATCCAGCAAGACAGTCAGTATTGCTCAGGTGCAGGTAGAAGTCGGCCCCGTAGCCACGCCATTCGAGCAACGTCCGATTGGTATGGAGTTGGCGTTGTGTCAGAGGTATTTGCCAGTCGTTAGTACATCAGGCATTGGTATTTTGGCTACTGGGGGGACAATTACATCAAATACTGGATATGCTGACATACCACTTTTTGTTACCCCAAGAGTTGCGCCAACGGGAATAAGTTTGAATACATCAGTTGGAAATTATGGGCTTCAAGTTCCGGGTGTAAGTGCGGGAGGAGCAACGGCAATTACTTTTACCAATTCTTCTCTTACATATTGCAAAGTTGCAGTAACAGTGGGGGGGACACCATTTGCCGCTAGTCAACCAGCAGAAATGTATACAGCGGCAAGCACCATAGCCATTTTGATGACAGGATGTGAACTATGAACTGGCAATACGCAAACGCTGAATTGACCGTAGTAAGCAGAACCAATGAACAGGGGTTCATGGAATCCTGTCTTGTGTCTGCGCTGCCAGAAGGCACAGTCATTGATGCCTACGTCGCCCCGCCGCCACCCATCCCTGCGACGGTGACGAGGTTTCAAGCTCGTGTGGCCCTTGTACAAGCGGGTTATTTCGACACCATTAACACCTACATTGCAACCCTACCTCAAACAGATGTTAAACGTCTTGCTTGGGAGGATGCAGCAGAATGGGAACGAGCAAGCCCAACACTTAACTTCCTTGCTAATATGTTAGGTCTAACTGATACTGATGTGGATGATTTGTTCATCCTAGCATCTGGTATTAGTGCATAAGGAGAATAGACATGGGATTCTTTTCAAGTAAAAAGAAGAAAAAGAAGTTACGTAAACAGGCTGCGAGGCAAGAAGCCGCAGGACAAGCATACCAATCAGCAGTACAGTTTCGCCCTGTAGGAACTACCAATACCTTTGGTTCTACCAACTACACCTACAACCCTCAAGGGCAACTTGAAACTGCTGGTTACACCCTATCACCTGAGTTACAAGCACTAAGTCAACGTGGCATTAGTGATGCTGGTGGCTCTGGTATGCAGTTTGCCAATCAAGCAATCTCTGGTGGTTTGCGTCTTGGTGATCTTAGTAAGCAATATTTAGCAACCTCACCAGAGCAAGCAGCACAAGACTATATTAGAAGTCAAAACGCCCTGCTAAGACCAGGACAGGATCAGGCGTATGCTGACCTACAACTACGTCTTGCAAACACTGGTAGGGGTGGCCTCTCTGTTGCACAGGGCGGTGATTTAATGTCTGCAAACCCTGAAGCAGCAGCCTATTACAATGCCCTTGCACAACGTGATGCCGCCCTTGCAGCACAAGCTGACCAGTATGGTAGGGAACGTATTAAGTTTGGTGCTGGACTACAGGGTGAAGGATTACGTCTTGGTTCTTCTGCTTATGATCCTTCTAAAGCAAGTCTAGACTATTCTAGAGGTGTTGAAGGATTGGGTGCAGGAAACTTAGCACTTGGTTTAGACATTGGTGAACTACGCTCAAATGCTGCACGATTTGGTGCAGAGGGTATGCTTGGGGCACAAGAAGCAGCAAACCAATTACGTGCTAAAGCAGATATGCAAAGAAGTGGCCTTGGCAAAATGGCAAGTAATGCTGTGAAAAGCCTTGCCAATTATGGACTTAGCTATGCCACTGGTGGTATATATGGTGCTGCTGGGGGTGGAGGTGGCATGGGTGGCAGTCCAGTAGGTAACTGGGTATCTAATAACTATCCTAATAGTATTTTTGGGCCTAGTATGGCTTCAACACAAGAAATCTACTCACCTCAAAACCAAGGATTCTATGGTTCTGCTCCACAACCAACATATTATGGTGGGGATACCTCACAATACTCTGGCTTGTCTTGGAACCGCCCTTAAAAGGAATATAAAATGGCTGAAAACATTGTAGGCGGTTTATTTGGAATAATGCCAGAAGACATTGCAGCACAACGTATGGCTGCTCTAGATCAACAGGCACAAGCCTTTGCTAGGATGTCAAGTGATGAGGCTTACAAAACACTAGGGTATAAGGCTGGTAATTTGGTAGGTCAAGGTTTGTTTGGTGTTAATGACCCTCAAATGGAGAGGGCTAGGCAACGTCAGCAAATGTCTCAAGGGATTGATTTTAATGACCCTGAGAGTTTGCTACAGGCTGCACAACGGGCTAACCAGATGGGTGATAGTCCGGCTGCTCAGGACTTGTATTCAAAGGCTGTATCACTAAGAAAAGCACAGGCAGACTTAGCTAAGACTCAAGCAGAAACGCAGAAAGCCTTACGTGAACAGGCTGGTTCTGATCCTCTACAGCAACTCATTAGAACAGGTAAATATACTCCTGAGTCTGTAAGTGCTTATGCTCAAAGCCGTAATCCTGCTGATTTAGTTGCAATTGACAAACTTACAAAACCAACAGCAGATTTTATTGCTAAAGCAATGGAGTTTGGTTTTGGAGATAAACCAAGTTATGGTGGTTACACCGCAGAACAAGTTGGAAGGGTTAATGCTGCCTTGTTAGCAGAAGGGATAAAACAGAAAGCTGCTGGGGCCTCAAAAACAGTATTACCTGCTGGTGAAAGTGAATTTGTAAAAAAATTAGCAGAATTAGATGCTAAAGAAGTTTCAGATGCAAGAGCAACACGTAATAATGCTATTTCAACTTTAACTTCTTTACAAGAACTTTCTAGGTTAGACGATACAGGCTTAATTAGTGGAACTTTTGCTGCTGGTCGTGTAGGTGCAACAAACCTATTAAATACTTTAGGGCTAGCTTCTCCTAAAGATCAGGAAAAACTAGCAAAATCAGAAAACTATACAAAAGAAGCAGGTTCTGTTGTACTTGGTATTTTGGGTGGAAAACTTGGTGCTGGTTTTAGTAATGAAGATAGAAAATTTATTTTGGGTTTAGTCCCTCAACTTGAGAATAGCCCTGCTGCTCGTCGTGAAATTATAGATTTTATGGTTAAAAAGAATCAATTTATTGTTGATGAAACTACTAGACTTGAAGATTATGCAAGAACAAACAGTAATTTAAAAGGCTTTAAACCTAAAATACCTTTAGTGTCTACTCCTGTTAGAAATAAGTATTCAGATTTAAATGATGCAGAGTTAGATGCACGTATTAAAGCACTTCAACCTTCTAAATAAGGATTATTATGGCAGATGATCTTGCAGCACTTATTGAAGAAAAACAAAGGCGTAGTGGTCAACTGACTACAGGTAGGAGTGCATTGGATGCTCCAGAAGATATACCTGCCTTTGAAGAATTTAAAAGGTTTGGAGAATCTCTATTAAAAGGTTCTGCAACTGGTATTTTAGATATTGTTGGTGGATGGGGTAATCTTTATGATTACTTTAAAAAAGGTGAGTCTCCTAGCGTACTGTCAACATCTGGAATTATAAATGCCATTTCAAATGCTGGTGGCCCTGATCTTAGAAACATTCAAGGTTATAAAGGGGCCTATACTGTAGGACAAGCAGGTGCTCCAGCAGCAGCACTTACTGCCGTGGGCCTACCAGGATTATTTGGAAGGACTCCTGCTGGTGTTGTAGGAGAATTTGGAGTTGCTGGCGGTACTGGCCTTGCTGCTCAAACAGTTGCCCCAGATAGCCCTCTTTCTCAGTTTATACTTCAATCTTCACCTTATGCAGTAAAGGGTGCTATTTCTACTGGTAGGGGAATATATTCTAGGCCAACTGGAGAAGTACCAGCAAATGCTTCAGACCTCTTATCTGTAGGTCAGATGACTCCTGGAGAACTAACAGGTAATAGGCCACAACTTGCTGTAGAGTCCCGAGTAGAGGCTACTCCTCGTATTGAAGAACGTGGAAATGTCTTCAGGATGGGACAGGCTAAAGATGTAGAAAGTTTCCTTACTAATGTTTTCAATCGCTCAACAGCAGCAGCAGGAGACATTGATACTGCATCATCAGCAGCTATTTCAGCGTTTACTAACTATGGTAAAGCACTTTCTAGGAAACTATCTTCTTCTGCTAAAGTTGACTTTAAGGATGCTAAAGCAGCAGGAGGTACAGTAGATACTAGTCCTGTACTGGCTGTTATTGATGAAAAACTTGCTTCATTGCCTCCAGAAGTGGCAGCACTAGATACATTAAGAAATGCCTTGCTACGTGTTAAAGATGAGTATTTAATTCCTGGTACTCCTGCAAGTGTTACACCCTCTACTATTTTAGGGCCTACTGGTCAACCAGCTTCTATAACTACTACTCCAGCAGTTCCTGCCTCTATTAGGGCTATTGATATTGATAGGCTACAGAAAAACCTATCTGCTTGGGGTGAAGCGGCTTACTCTGGTAAGGCTGATTTTGGTAAGGGAAACATCTTTGAAGGTGTTGCTCCAGGACAAGTGAAAGGAATTGCTATTTCTGTACTTGGTGGTTTTAGGAAGTCTTTAGATGAGGCAATTAATAATGGTGTTCCTGGCGCAGATAAACTATTAAAAGCTAGGGATAACTTTAAAAATAATCTAGCACAAATTGAAGATTTCTCAAACAAACCACTTACTAAGTATTTTGATGTGCCAACTGCTTCTGCCTTAACTCCTGAAGGAGTGATTGATAAACTTAGTAAAGCAAAACCATCAGAAAGAATCTTTTTAGCAGATGTTTTACAGAACCATCCTCAAGGAAGTCTTGTTTTAGACACTGTACGTAGGACTCAACTAGAAAGTATTATTGACAAAGCAAAGAAAGCTGCTGGCGGTGCTGCTGAAGGTAAGCCAACAATTGATTTAAATGTTTTACTAAAAGAACTAAACAATAAGAAGGGTGATTTTAATTACTTGATTCCAATTGCATCAGGTGAACGAGCCAATGTAAACCTTTCTTTAGAGTGGCTTAAAAAGGTTGCCAAAGGAGCAACAGAAGGGGAAACAGCATTGAGGGGTGATGCTTATGCCCTTACTAGAGGTGCGGGTGGAACAGCACAAGCGGGTTTGATAGCAGGAGAACTTGTTTCCCTTGCCCGTCTTGTACTTGAAGACCCTAAGCTCCTTGCAAATGTTGTCTTCGATCCAGAAACAACTAAAAAACTTGTTGCAGCAAAGAATAAAGGGAGCATCCAAAAAACACTAGATGTTCTAAAGGATGTAGGAATTACTACAGCACAACAAGCAGTACGTGCTGGCCCACGTTTTAGTGCTAATGAGCCTACTATTCAAAACGAAGTTACAGATGCTCAATCACAAGAAGAATTGAATTTTCTATTAGAAGAACAAAAACTTAGAAAGCAAGGACAAAGCATTATGCAACAGTCTGGACTAGTCCCATGACCTACAAATTTGGTGTCTTAAGCAAGGAGAGGCTTGAGGGGGTGCATCAAGACCTACGGAAGGTGTTTTACGAGGCCATAGAGGGCTCACCTTACGACTTCTCCATCACTGAAGGGCTACGTACCTACAAGAGGCAAAAGATGCTTGTAGAGGCTGGAAAGTCAAAAACCATGAACAGCAGACACCTGACAGGTCACGCTGTTGACTTCTGCATCATCATTGATGGGAAGGCCAATTGGGATGTGCCGAAGTACAAGGAAGTAGCAGACCACATCAAAGCAATTGCTAAGGAACTAAAGATTCCAATTACTTGTGGTGTGGATTGGAAGGGGTTTATAGATGGCCCTCATGTGGAACTAGATAGGAGTGTGTATAAATGAGTCTACTATCTTTCCTCCCCATCATTGGGGATGTACTAGATAAAGTATTACCTGACCCTGCTGCACAGGCAGAGGCTAAGTTAAAACTTATGGAACTAGCCCAGAAGGGTGAGTTTGCAGAGATGAACGCTAGGGCAGACATCATCAAGGCTGAAGCATCCTCTGAGAGTTGGCTTGCACAGTCTTGGAGGCCCATCCTGATGCTAACCTTTGGTGCTCTCATTGTGGCTAGGTGGATGGGTTTTGCTGCCCCAGGAATCTCAGATGCAGAAATTATTAAACTCTGGTCTATTGTAGAGTTAGGTCTAGGTGGTTATGTGATTGGGCGCACGGCTGAAAAGATTGTGCCTCAAGTGGTTGGTGCTTTAAAAGGAAAATAATATGATTCCACGTACATATCCTTCAACCTTTGCACCTAATGGTCAACAGCAAATGGTTGTCTATTTCCTTACCAGTGTGGTGGGGCTACAACGATGGGTTGATTACATCCCTGTCAAACTATCTGATGGTGGTGTTGAGAACTCATATAACAACAACGGCTATATCAATGTTGCAATTGTTCCTTCTTTAGGTGGAACTGTTCAAGCATGGAAAGACTATATCCCTGTCTATCAGGATGCTGCTGCAACTGATGCTTGGAAAGTAAGTTCTGTTGGCTTCATCCCCTACAACTACTCTGGTTTTGGTGATGCCTCTCTAATTCTTGACTTCACCAATGGTGGTGCTTTAGATAGTCGCATCACGTTCACCAGAGCCAGTACGGGGACGTACTACGACAGCAGCGGAGTCTTGCAGTCTGCGGCGGTTAATGCTCCTCGTTTCGACTACAACCCAACGACACGGGTTCCGCTGGGCTTGCTGATTGAGGAACAGCGGACAAATGTAGACCTGTCCTCTGGCGACCTTCGGACGACGACAAATGGCAACCCTGTTAACTGGTTTAGTTCCGTTACAACAGTTCAATCAGTATCCAGCACGTTAGCCCCAGATGGTGTTTCTTTTGCAACAAAAGTGGTGGCCTCTGGGGGCAACATATCTCACAGTCTTGTGGTCAGTAACGTAGTCGCGGGAGCTGTTGGACAAACTCACACAGTTTCGGTGTACGCTAAAGCGGCGGAGTTCAACACCTTTTCGTTTGGTTTTGTTTCTGCGGGGGGTTTTCTGTTCGCAACTTTTACCCTAGTTGAAGCGGGTTCTTTCTCCGCCACCGCTTTCGGGGGAACCGATTGGGTGTCTGATTCAGGGGTTTTTAAAATACAGCGACTGGCGAACGACTGGTATCGCTGTAGTGTTACCGCGACAGCAACCGCGACTTCCACCAATACCAGCGTTCGTATTTACCCCTCAACTTCGGCGGTTTATAACGCGGACGGCAGCGGTTTGTTATTTTGGGGCTTGCAAAGGGAGCTTAACGCAGCCTTTGCCACCTCATACATCCCCACCGCCACAGCAGCAGCAACCCGCGCAGCAGACAATGCCTCTATTACTGGAACTAACTTCAGCAGTTGGTATAACGCGACTGAGGGGACGCTGTATGTGGGTGTCTCCGTAGTTTCATCAAGTTATAATTCAGGCGTTACGCTGGACATTGGCGCAGGTGGTGCATTTGGTACTACTGAATACCTAAATTGGAGCGGTACGCAATGGGGCCTAAACCCTGGTGTGGCACCAATTAACGTAGCCTCACTGGTAACAACAACGGCGACAGCCAAAGTCGCAGCGGCAATAAAGGCTAATGACAGTGTAATTTCCGCTAACGGGTTAATTGGTGTGGTGGATACGGCTTGTGCAATCGCCGCTTCACCAACTACATTGTCTATTGGTAAAGGCGGTTGGTCAGGAGCAAGCAATTACGTAAACGGCACTATAAGTTCCATCGCCTACTACCCTCGCCGACTCAGCAACGCTGAACTTCAAATATTAACAACATAAGGAGTATGTAGTATGGAATACGGTGACTTACACTTACGATTTGTTGATGAAGCACAGGCACTTGAAATGCTAGAGGGTTATGAGGGTAGTGTGGATATGATTGGAATCATCTACAAACCCACTGGCAACATCATTACAGATGGTGACTTCTCATTCCCTGAGATGTCCCCTGTACCTGGTTGGCATTGCAATACTAGAGGGTCAATGCCTCCTTCTCTAGAGCCCTTTACTATTGTTGTAAATACTCCTTCTAGGGTATGGGCTTAATATATTTAACTTTATAAAGGAAACAACATGAAAATGACTAAATCAAAAACTAAAGACTCATACGGCATGGGCATGAAAGAAGAAAAAATGCCTAAGATGCCAAAAGCTAAGAAGGCCATGCCTATGCGTGGTGAGCGTACAGCAAAGAACAAGGCTAAGAAGATGAAGGGTATGTGATGGAATGGCCTCTGCAAAGAGGCTACCAATGGTGTATGACACCAGCAATAATGACAAGGTTAGTGACAAGATAGATAAGAATAATAATAGTCCTGATAAGGGAAACCTTATCTGCCACCCTATCATTGATGTGGGCTTTATCACCTAAAGCCTTCTTCCAAATATAATATAAGTTCATAACAATAAAAGCCCCTTTTCAGGGGCTCTTTTTTTATGTTGATAAAGTTTACTTCTCTAAAGTCTTAATCATACTAGAGAACACTTTTCGTTGTGCCTCTAGTTGTGCCTTTACTAGGTCATCCATAGTGCGCTCAATGTAGATGGTGGCATCCATCATTTCCTCTTGAAGGTGTTTAAGCCATCCAAGAAGGTCAACATCATTACGCTCTGTTGTACAGCCATACTTCTTAAAGCCCTCTGTGGCACGTTCCATGTACTTCTCAAGTACGCTATTCACATTCTTATCCATTCTCTTTCTCCCGTAGTAGTGCTGGGACGGCCTTTGAGAGTTCTTGCTTCTCAATCAAGTCCAGCAACAGTTTATTAAAACCAACATTAATCAAGGCCTCTGCCTCTTTCGCTGTTAGTGATAGGCGGCAATCGCAACTGCCATCTTCGTTCTCAATTAGGTCTGTAACTTCCATAAATTTCTCCTTAACGAGTTGGACACGCACCAGTTGCACATTCTTCGCCACTGTCCATCTCAACACTAGAGATTGCAGTGATGAGGGTTGACTTGGCAATCATCTTATCAAATTCCTCTTTGGTGATTTCCTCTAGAGGTGCTTGCTGGAACCCATGTTCACTGTGCAGCAAGAATGACAGACTCTTGTGGCAACCCTTGTAATGCTTCTTCAAATACTTCTTGATCTCAGGTAGTTCCTCCTTGCGGTAGTAGACAGTGCAAGAGACACTGTTATCACTCCACACCTCTTGTAGCCACTTAACTGCTTCAAGTTGGTCAATGGCAGTCATGTCCTTGGCTAGTTTAGTACCTTCCGGATAACTAAACGGAAAGGATACGACAACAGTTCCACGATCTTCACTACCATCAAAATTACGCTGATACTCAACATCATAACCGTGATTACGACAAGTTTCAACCAATGGATGATTTGATGCAATTCGTACCCTCCGAATCATATATTGTGCATATCCTGGATGTACTCCAGGGGTTACTCCAGGAAGTAGACTTAGTGTACCTGAAGGCTTAACAGTTGTCAGTTTAATTGACTCAGGCCAACCATGACGCATACTATAGGTCTTATCGTACTCACGTAGACGTTCATAGGTGTCACTTAGCCAACTCTTTTGTTCCTCAGTTGCCTGAAGAACACCAGTGATGCCAATACCCATACGCATATTAGCATGAACAATGGTTTGTGTTTCTTCATGGTGGCAAGGAAGACGTAGTGAGTGCTTGTTGATGCGATAGAGGAGTTTGCATACATCTAAGAATTCCTCTTTAGAGGAAATGTTAGGTAGGAACACCTCTGCTAGGCAACAGGTTTCGTAGTTTGCAAGTGATTGTTCAGCGCATGGGTTGTATCCCTGAACTTCTGGGTCAGGGTATTGAGACTCTCCCAGACGACCAACCTTTCTTGAGAGTTTAAGGTTGATAAGACCGTAGGGTTCTCCTTTACCTTCATAACCATCCCAGAAGAACTCGTGAAGGTCACTGATATCATCACAGACCACGGAGTTATTAGACATTGCCCTCCATGAGGGAATATTGCCCAAGTCCCATCGTTTCGCAAGTAGATATTCCACATCGTCAGCATCTCCAATTGCAATCTGGGCACTGCGTCTTACATTACCAGCAACAACAACAGCACCAATGATGTTCATAACGTCAAGCACATCAATAGGACGTACCTTCTTACCAGCACGTTTCTCCAGCACCTTGCTGATCTGCTCAATGCCCCAGCAAAGGTCTTCAGGGCCTGATGCAACACCACCAAAACCCTTGATGGGAGCACCCTTGCCACGAATCATTTTTGTGCTGTAGGTGAAGGTGGATTTGTTATCACTTAGAAACGCTGCTTTAAGCGTCTTGCCCAGGAGTTTAACCCATCCTTCACGGCTATCAGGGACGATGTAATCAGCGTCATTGCTATCGACACGCGAAGGACAAGTGAAAGAACTATTGACAGGTGGTAGTTTATCAACACTTTTCCTTTGGATGTTATAGCCGACACCTGATCCAAGCATGAGCATATCCATTGCCCATGTGAAAGGTCGAATTGGATTGTCAACAGTTGTGAAGGCACAATTCTGGAGGCTGGAGAGCCCTAGTTTATCAACTGTGGCTGTACCCATCTGCCACCAGAAACGTCCTGCCACAGAGCCTTTAAGACCCGTCAAATAGCATCGTAGACGATCTTCCTCTATTGGTGTGAACTCACACTTGAGTTGCTTCTCA